ACGTACCAGTATACCTCATGGGATGAAAAACAAATGGAGCGTACTATTGACGAGCTAATTAAAGAGCAGGCAGACTTACTTTGGATGGAAAGGCATAAGGGGGATAGATGGACGCCACCATTGAAGACAACATAAGGAGAAGGTTGAGGTACTCCCCAACAAGCGGAAAGTTATTCTGGAATAGAATTGAAGAAAAAACGAGGGAAGATAAAATACACAATTCGAGGAATGCAGGCACAGAGGCGGGATGTAGGAAGTGCCCTGATGGGTATTACAGAGTTCGGGTAGCAGGTAAGCTTTATTTATCGCACAGACTGGCGTGGTTGTTACACACAGGAGATTGGCCTAGAGACTTTATTGACCACATTAACCACGAAAGGGCGGATAATAGGTCACAGAACTTACGAGACGTTACAAGGTCTGTACAGAATAGAAACACCTGCAGGAGAAATAACAACACGTCTGGAACCACTGGTGTCTCTAAGCACAGCTCTGGTGTTGGGTGGTGCGCGGAAATAAAGGAGAACGGTGTTAGATTATATCTGGGCTACTTTAAAGTTAAGTCTGAGGCTGTGAAGGCAAGGAAAGTTGCCCAAGAATCTATGGATTTTTCTGATAGCCATGGGGGTAGTAGAGATGACTAAAAAAATATTGAAACTGGACTGCCCATTGGTAATCCTACTCCCCAGAAAAACCAAAGAAGATAAAAAATTCAAAGTAAATCTCAATTACACAAACAATGTACACTACCTTGAATATAATCAGGCGAAGAAACTCTTTAAAAAGTACGTAGAGGAAGAATTAAAAAGAACCCAACAAGATTCTATAAAGTTTCTAAAACCAATAGACGTTGTTATGAAGCTATACAAGGGGAGCAACAGGAGATCAGACAAGCAGAATTTCATAGCAGCAAACGCCAAGTTTTGTTATGATGCGTTGACAGAGTTGGGTGTTTTCGTAGATGACAATGACTTATATATAAAAACTGAAATTTTACAAGAGACCGAGGTTGACAAACATAACCCAAGGGTGTTCTATTTATTCACAGAGAGGGATTAACAATTCTATGAAGCATTTAATTATCGCAGATACACAGTGCAAGCCAGATGAAGACTTTCCTCACCTAGAGGCATTAGGCAAATACATTGTTTCGAAAAGGCCTGACAAGATCATCCACATTGGCGACCATTTTGATATGCCATCGCTGTCCTCTTACGACAGGGGCTTGAAGTCTTTTGAAGGGCGTAGGTTCCACGAAGATATCAAGGCAGGCCATAGGGGCATGGAACTCATTGTAGGCCCACTGAGAGAGCTACAGGCTAGACAGAGACGAGGCAAGAGGAAAGTCTACTCACCTGAAATGATCTTCTGCATGGGAAACCACGAAGACCGAATCGACAGATTTGCTAATGAGCATCCAGAACTTCACGGATTTATTGGTACGAAGTTGCTAGACCTCGAACAGTATGGCTGGAAGGTTTACGATTTCCTTAAACCAACATCACGTCAAGGTATTTTCTACGTACACTACCTTGCTAATCCAATGTCTGGTAAGCCGTATGGTGGCAACGCCCTTAACATCCTAAAGAATGTTGGCAGGTCATTTGTTGTTGGACACAAGCAGTGCCTTGATATTGCAATCAAACCAAGCATTGACGGTAAACTACAGATTGGTATTGTTAATGGTGCTTTCTATCCACACGACGAAGCTTACAAAGGTCACCAAGGTAACAACCACTTCCGAGGCATCACGATGTTGCACGATGTTAAAGAGGGCTTTGGCAATCCTATGATGGTTAGCCTAGATTACCTAGTCAAAAAATATTCATAATTCAGGAGAACTTATATGACAGCTTACGAAAAGATATTCCTATTGAACACACTTATCGGCAACAAAGGCGTTAGGCCGCTTTCAGAAGAGTTCTGGACTGATGTTAGAAACCAAACAGAACTTGTTGTAGAGGAAGCTGCGGAGACTCTAGACGCTTGCATCGAAGAGGACACGAAAGAGTTGATTGATGGTGTTGCAGATATTATGGTTGTGGCTATTGGCCTCTTTCAGAAGCTACAACTTTGTGGTGTAGATATTGATGAAGCCCTCGACCTTGTTTGTAACAACAACCTAGAGAAGTTCCACAAGACAGCGGAACATGCAAATGAAACTGTTGACTATTACACAGCCAAGGAAGTAGAAACATTTGTTCGTCTGTCTACGATGGAAGATGGTGTAGAATACTACGCAGTTATTCGTAAGGGTGATAGTAAAATGCTAAAGCCTCATGACTTCGTTGGTGTTGATCTGTCTGAGATTGTAGGGATGGTCACCAAAGTCTCTGAGATGGACAGTGAGTAACTCTCTACGTAATCGCATAGTCTTACTGAACGCCCCGAAAGGGGCTGGTAAGGACACTATAGGAGCTGCCTTAGCTGAGCTAACAGGGTGCAGCTTGAGGTCTTTTAAGTCGGCCCTATATGACTGTGCATACCCGTTTACAGACTGCCCAAATTATGATACCTTTATATCTCTCTGTATAGGAAGAGAGTCAAAGGAGCGAGGCTCTAGTTATTTTCACGGAATGTCCCCTAGGGATTTCCTAATATATATTAGTGAGAGTATAACTAAGCCTCACTTTGGAGATCAGTTCTTTGGTGAAAAGTCTGCAAAGTCTATAACAAACACTGCCTTTGAATCTGGTGTTATGTTCACAGACTCCGGCTTTGAAGAGGAAGTTCATCCATTAGTAAAAGAGTTTGGAGAAAATAACTTATGCGTGGTACAATTCGTCGGGCAAGGTTCAGAAGACTTCTCAGGAGACAGTCGAGATTTTATCTCTGTAAAGGGAGTGATGACGATAAGGATGAAAGAGAAGAACGAGAACATGACGCCGAAAGAATTTGCGAAGTTAATCCTAAAGGAGATACAAAAGAATGATAGAAGTTGAGACGTGGAGGGATGTGGTTGGGTTTGAAGTATAAGGTTAGCTCCGATGGTCGTATAAGAAGTCTTCCGAGGACTACAACAAAAGGTGGGATATTACGGCAGGCCTTATCGAGCTCTGGATACCCAAGCGTTAGGTTTGGTTGCGGAACTACCCACACCATACACAAGCTAGTTTCCCTCCACTTTTGTGAAGGATACGCCCAAGGTCTCGACGTTAACCACAAAGATGGCGTAAAAACTAACAATAAGTTTACAAATCTAGAGTGGGTAACTCGGAAACAGAATATACAGCACTCCCACGACAATAAGCTACAAGTTAACGATAAAGGCGCGTCAGACAGTCAGAGCAAGGTTTATGAAGTTATAACACCCCAAGGTGACTCCTACAGGGTTCACGGTCTTGCTGAGTTCTGTAGGCTGAGGGGCATCTCTCGGAGAGGTCTGTACCACGTTATGTCGGGGAAACAAGAAGACTACAAAGGTTATACTTGCAGGAGGATTTATGATTAAAGTAAGAGCAATAGGTATTACAACACCGCTGATTGACGAGATTCCAGACACAGAAGGCCTTGTTAGTTATAGCGCCAGAGTATCTAATCCAGAGAACCAAGGGAACTTTGATTCCGCAGGAGGTCTTTTAAAGTATTGCATTAAACACGGACATTATTCTGTGTTTGAAATGAGCAACCTTGTGATGGAGATCGAGGCTCCGCGAGACATCGCAAGACAAATTCTTAGGCATCGCAGCTTTAGCTTCCAAGAGTTTTCTCAACGTTATGCTAAAGCCTTTAAGTTCGTAAAGCGAGAGGCACGACTACAAGATACAAAAAATAGACAAAACAGTGTAGAAACTGACAGTGATGCCCTAAAGCTTTGGTGGGACGATGTACAAGAAGAGATAACAGGGCTTGTGCAAGCAAGGTATGACGAAGCCCTCGACAAAGGAATAGCAAAAGAGTGTGCTAGGGTTATCTTACCAGAAGGTAATACAATGAGTCGTATGTACATGAATGGAACTTTACGTAGTTGGATTCACTATATTAAGCTACGAAATGATCCGGGAGTTACTCAAAAAGAACACGTAGACGTTGCCTTGGCCTGTAGGGAAGAACTCTATAAGCACTTCCCGTTCTTAGAGGCGGCTGATGTCCTTTAAGTTGACTCGGAGGCCTAAGGCATGTATAATAATAGCCTAGGGCGGTGAAATGAAGCAATCTAAAAAAGAGTCCCTAGTAGAACAAGTATTAAACGTAGGCTCCGGTTGGGTAGTTTCACTACTCGTCTGGGCCTTTTTTAATTTCTCCTCTGTACAACATAGAAACGTCTCTAGCAGAAAATATGGGTATAACTATTATCTTTACTTTCATTTCTATTGTTCGTGGTTACATGTGGAGACGTTATTTCAACAAAAGACTGGAGAATAAAAGCCTATGAATTTTTTCTATTTAAGTGTATCTGACTTGCAGCTTCTAGATGATTGGGTAGACCCCCAACCAGAACCGAGAGAGTTTGCTACCATTCTTCATCAAAATGGAATGGACATAACAAAGACCTATGAGTTGGTCGATTGCCAGCACAGAAACCTACAGAATCAGGTTGTAGCTTGCAAAAGAGTAGAGGGGAGTGAAAGAACAGACCCCGAGTGGAGAGCGTCTGGTGCAGCTTCCCTTGGAGCTCACTTGTATTCTACAGACGATATTTTCTTGAAAGAAGATATGCGAAAAATGAGCAGACGTGCAGACACAG